TCGGAACTTGGCCCAGTTTTAATTAAAACATCAGATTATTTATCAACGCTGACGGACAAAGGAACGGCATTGCAAGATGTCATGCACTTTTTATTTGTTCAAGGTGCATATCAAATTGCCAGTTTTGCTACTGAAGTCAAAGATTTAGTCAGTGTCTTTAAGGCGTGGAAAGATGTTGCTGAAGCCATTGCTGATATTAATATTTATTCAACATCGGAAGATCGTGCAAAAATTGGAAAAATTATTGCGGCTCGATATGCAGATCGTGCAGAGAATGAAAAAAAATTAGCAGAATTAAAAGAGCAATTAGAAAACCCTTTTATCAAAGGCGTTAAAGATAGTGAAGTTGGCAGTTGGGATGCCACTCAATCGAAAGCTAAACGCACCGTAGCCCCCGGCAAGCAAGCCACGGCTGATGCTGCCGCCGCATTAAAAAAGCAATTGGCTTTAGAACAAAAAGGCTTTAATGTTCGTGAACAAGAGCGCGCAGACTACATCAAACTAAATGAGCATTTTGAGCAAGGCAATAAATTATTAGTCGCGAAACAAGCCTTGGAAGACCAAACGTTGACCCGTGGGCATGATTTATTTTTGCTGAATCAAAACGTCAATCATTTAAGCGAAGATGATTTGCAATTGCAGCGTGATAAGTTACTGATTACTCAACAGTATGATGATGCGGTGAAATCCATTCGAGACAATGATGCCTTGACTTTGGATGCGCAAAATCAAGCCTTGGCAGTGCAATTGCAACTTCAACAACGGTCATTAGACTTGGCACAACAGCGGCGAGATATAGCGGTCAAAGCCAAGACTGGAACTTTTGTTGAAGGCTTTGAAAAAGAAATAGATAAAGCATTTCGCAATCTTCCTACTGAAATGGAAAAAGGGCAAATGGCTTTTGAATCCGTTTTTTCTAATATGAATGCGGCGCTGGATAATTTTGTTAAGACTGGCAAACTGAACTTTAAAGGCTTTGCTCAAAGTGTCATTCAAGATTTGATCGCCATTCAAATCAAGGCGCAAGCTACTTCATTATTAAAAATGGCATTTGGTGCTTTTGGTTTTGGTGGAGGTGGCGGTGGCGGCGGCATAACGCAAGCCATGTTTCAAATGGCTGAATTTGCCGATGGCGGTGATCCACCAGTTAATCAAGCATCAATGGTTGGTGAACGTGGCCCGGAATTGTTTGTTCCAAAAACTGCTGGCACAATCATTCCCAATCATCAATTGAACTTGGGCGGTGGCGGCACTACTAACAACATCACCAATTACAATATTCAGGCCATTGATACCAAAAGTTTTGAAGAGCGCATTCTGGGAAGCTCTAAAGCTGTATGGGCAGCAAATGCTTATGGCAATAAAAATCTAGCCGTTAATCGCGGGAGAACATAATGAGTTTTCAGACCATCTTTAATATTAGCCAATCTATTGGTGTTCAAAATAGACGAACTGTTGGACAACAAGTCAGCCGATCTGGACAAGTGCGCGTGGCTCAATATTTAACTTCAGTCCCGTGGCAATTTACAGTCAAACCTCATAATTATTTGTATTATCCGCAAGTGCGCGGTGTCATTCAAGCAATTGATAATAGTGATCGACAATTGCCACAAACGATTACGTTTGCAGGTACTGGTTTAAATTGGTTTACGCTTTATCAAGGTGGGTTAACTTTGCTTCAGGTATCGGCTTTAACGCTGGCATCTGTTCCTGCTGCAAATGCCACCACTATATCCGTGGGCAATCTTCCAGTGGTTAGTTCTTCAGCCGTAGTTTTTGCTGCTGGTGATTTCATACAACTTGGCAGCTATTCATATAAAGTTACAACGACAGTTCTGAGGGGCAGTCTTTCTACTATTGATGTAACCTTGCATAGGCCAGTCATTGGCACTGTATCCGTAGGCACTTTAACCGCCGTTGGTTCAGCTTGCACTTTTTATTTGCTTGCTGCACAATGTCCCACATACACATTAAACCCAATGACCAATGGCGCTTTTGTTCAATGGGATGGTGATTTTGTATTTATTGAGGACATTACAGGATGAGTACAACAATGACCGCGCTGAACAGCGCATCAATCGTTCAAGCAGAATTTATTAAATTAAGCACGGCAACAGATAATTATTATTTTTGTAATGCGGCAGCACCTATTACGGTGTCTGGCATGACTTTTAATAACCTTGGAAGTTTGCTTTCAATCAGTCAAATTGAGAGAAATATCAAAGCAACTTCAACCGATTTAACAATTCAGTTAACTGGTGTTGATGGTTCTAATGTTGCCATTATTTTAGGCGCAAATATTAAAGGCTCTAACATTGATGTATGGCGTGGATTTCTTGATTCACAAAATCAAATAATTACTACGCCCACACTTCAGTTTTTTAAACGATATACAGGGATTGTTTCCAACGCATCAATTACTGAGCAGTTTGATGATGACCTTAGAATTAGAATAGCAACGGTTGGAATTTCTTGTTCTAGTTTCAGATCAATTCTTGATAATAGAATTCAAGGAATTAAAACAGTGCCTAAGGCATGGAATTTTATATATCCAAACGATACATCAATGAATCGTGTTCCTATTGTTGCATCAACATATTTTGATTTTGGAAAACCACCACAATCAGCCACTGTCAGTAGTGATCCATTGGATTCCACTACTAAATCCGGTTATGTATATGTAGATAATGAGAGATGATACACACGCATGATTAGGAATGCCACCAAATATGATATGCCTGCATTATTGAATATGATGCGGGATTATTCAGCAGCATCACCAATTTCCATTTTGCAAAATACAGAAGCTCATGATGCCGTTCATGTTGCTAAACTTATGGAAATGATGCTGGCAGGACGAGGCTTCATTTTGATTGATACTCAATATCGAGGATTTCTTGCAGCCATCATTACTGGAAATGTATGGTGTCCCGAAGTTTTAGAATTAAGAGAACTTGCGTGGTGGGTTAATCCTGAGCATCGAAATGGTACAGTGGGTGGTCGCTTATGGTGCGAATTTGATAACAGAGCGACAGTCATGATGGATGAAGGTCGGATTGATTATGTTTGCACTTCAGTGCTTGCAAATTCTCCATTAATTGATTTTACAAAACGCAAATATAAGTTGCTTGAAGCAACATTTTTTAGGGAATAATTATGCCAACTTCACTAATTGCTGCTGTGTTCTTTGCTGGTGATGCCATTGTGATGGGAGCAGCTTTAGGTGCCGCTGGTATGGCTGCTGCATCATTTGCCGTTACTTTTGTTATTTCATCTTTAGTCTCCCGCGCTTTTGCACCGGGCGATCCCAATGCCAACATGGGCACAGATAGTGGAGTGCGTCAACAAAACCCACCATCACCAACAAACAATATTCCAATTGTTTATGGCGATGCCTATCTGGGTGGAACATTTGTAGATGCTGTTTTGTCTTCTGACCAGAAAACCATGTATTACGTTCTGGTGATCTCAAGTCTTGCAAAATCCACTAGCAATTTTATTTTTGATCAAACAAAATTTTATTATGCAGACCGCACCATCACATTTGATACAACAGATCAAACAAAAGTAATTAGTTTGACTGATGGGGCCAATAATGTTGATACAAAAGTATCTGGCAATTTATTTATTAGTCTTTATACATCTAGTTATGCTGGCGTCATTACGGGTGCCAATACTTCAATTTTGCCATCGGTATTGATGGGCGGTGCAGATATTAATGTTGATCAAAGATGGTCATCCACCAATCGTCAAATGAATGGTTTGGCTTTTGCCATTATTAAATTAAATTACAGTCGGGACGCAGACACCACTCAAATGCAGCCTGTTACCTTTAAGGTGGGCCAATATCTTAATGGAGCCTCTGCCGCCTATCCCGGAGCGGTTTGGCTTGATTACATGACTAGTACTGTTTATGGTGCTGGCATGGTCGCTGGAATTGTGGATTCAACTTCTGCTGCTGCGTTGGATACATATTCACAAGAAACCATAACCTTCACAGATAGTTCTGGTGTTTCCTCAACTCAGCCACGCTACAAAATTAATGGCGTAATTGATACGGGCCAAAATGTTTTGGCAAATATTGACCGCATTATGTTGGCTTGTGATTCGTGGAATCAATACAACGAAGCCAATGGAAAATGGGCAGTTGTTATTAATAAAGCTGTAGCCTCCACATTTTCATTTGATGATAATAATGTCATTGGTGAAATTAAAACTTCATTACTTGATTTGGCAAACTCAATCAATCAGGTTGAAGCTCAATTTCCATCCAAACTTAATCGTGACCAACGTGACGTAGTGTATCTTGAGACGCCATCTGGTTTACTTTATGCCAATGAACCAATTAATAAATACAGTTGTAATTTGGATTTGGTGAATGATTCTGTTCAAGCC